ACAACTTCGCCCTTCCATACGTCGCACAAAATATCACGGCGGGCGCTGTTGTCGGAAAGCACGGGCGATCCCATCAAGCTGTAAATGTCGAACGCCACGAATCGGCCCGCTGGCATCTGCTCCCCATCGAGAACGAAGTCAAACGGCGAAAGCATGGCGAGAGCAACCGTTTCGCCGCCCAGTGCTACGCGATTGCCTTCGCGGGTGAATCCGATGACTTCGTTGCCGCTTTTGACTACGCGCCTCCAATCGCCATCTAGCTTAACTTCCGCGCACCATAACGGAGAATGGAAAAGCGGTTCAGAGTCTTGGCAGTCGGTGAGCAATTGGAGTTTCATGGATTGATTTCCACGAAGATGCACGGCTTCACCGATTCCGTCAATGAAAATGTTTGCGAATGGTAACTATGGGCGTTTCGCCATGAACTCAGACACGTTCACGGGCTTTGCTTTGCGCGTGTGGCGTAGCTGGTTTTTGCCCGTCTCGTTTGCCGTTGTAATCCACCACGTATTTTCCAGCCGCTCGCCGTCAGCCTGCGACAAGTCCCAAAGAATTTGTTCGGGTGTCATGCTACCCAAAGTTACCGCCGAGATAGTGCCTACGTAGAACGCTGCACCACCCGGCGTTATCCGTTTCCCGATCCGCCCTTTGTGTCCGGTTCCACGCTCAATGCGTCGGCAAGGTCTTTGTCAATCGCGTCCGATACCTCCATTGCCTCTTTCGTGCGCGCTGCGCTGTCAATGCCGAGCTTTTCCGCCCACTCCATAGCCTTCACGCGAAACGCACTTGCGGCATCGCCACGGGCGGAGTCGCACAGCGCGGGTGACTGAGTGCAAATGAACAACTTCAAGATTGCCGACTCGATAACGCTGATGTCGTCCGTCCGCACGCGAAAGAATGTGACGCGGCGATTGAACGAGAAAGGCTTTAGCGTGATGCCCGCGAAGGTGAACACGCGCCCCATGTCTTGCGAGATAGGCGCGGGAGTTGATGGTGCGTTGTCGTCTATCAGTGATTCCATATTGGTTTTATTGGGTTAGATGTTGAATTGTCTCTGCGCTGGCGTCTTTGCCGAAAAATGTCCAATCGCCGTTTTCGGATTGCACGGCGAGCTTGGCGACTGCTCCTTTCATCATGCCGATCATGCGGGCGCGCTTTCCGTTCGGGCCAAGGGCGATTGCGAGCAATGTCGCCGCCTCTTCTTCTTGGATCGTATCAATCTCCATGCGAAATTCAGTGTCTTTGATCGCCTGACAACCTTTTTCCCATCCTTTCAAGACCACGGCGAGAAACGGGGTTTTCTTGAAAAAGTAAGTGCATTGATCTACGAGGTCGAGTCGTTGCGCGTCCTGCGGTGTGAATGGGGTTTCCTGCTCCCATTTGCCACGGCTGACAAGATGCCGCTTGTGCTCCGCAAGAAACTTGTCTGTGTAAGTCATCGCACACGGGAATTGCGGATTCACCCACGGGACGCCTAGAAGCTCAAGCGTAATTGCGAGCGGTGTCGAGGGCGTAGAGAAAAACTGATCCATTGGTTTGATTGGTAGGGGCGTGGTATTATTGATGCCGCCACGCACGGCCTTTGTTTTTGGTTTAGGCGATGCCTGCGTATTGCTGGTATTCTGCCGAGAAAGTTTTCCAGCCCGTAGCGGATTCGTCCACTTTGGCGGTATTCATATAGACGCCGCCCGTGTTGGCTAAAAGCCCGTTGGCGGTTGAGCCAGTGACGCCAAGCGTATTCGTGAGGGTAACAGCGGCATAGAAAGTAGCGTCAATAACGCCAGTTGCAGAACTGATTTCGCCCGTGATGCTGATCTTCGTGCAAATCGCGCCACGCGCTTCATTGATGCGCTCGCCAACCTTGTTAGTAAGCGGGTCGGTAAACTCAGGCTCAAAGCTGAGTCCGAAAGATTTAATGAGGATGCCCGTCTCGTCGGCGGTGATTCCGTGCGTTGGGCCTGCTGTTCCGATGATAGTCATTGTGTAAAAAAGTAAAAGTAAGAGTTTCATGCGGATTGGTTGAAATTGGTTTCTACGTTGCTTATTGCAACTTAGTGGCAACAAGTCAAGACGTAACTACGCGGAAAGTTCGTGACCATTCGCGCATTTGCGATCCCGGCCCTTGGCGACTTCCGCCGTCTGCGGCCTTGATTTGAAAATAGCCATTTGTCGCTCCGTAAAGCGTGTTGAAAAGCGTAGTCGTAGCGGCGGGAACTGAGCCTGCGAAAGCCGCGTCTATCGCCGTGCTCCATAGCTGCAATTTTGCCATGTCGGTAATACTGGCAAGGCGCATTTCAACGGTCAAATCTGCGCCCCATCGTGAAGGTGCGCGCCCCTCGTCGCGGTTGCCAAGTTCAACCTCGCGGGGGTCGCAACTGACAATGATGCGATCCTTGTCCGCGCCATCGTCAACGTCGCGGTGTAAGGCGGATGGTAAATCCGTCTGCGCGGCGAGAATGGTGATAACCATGCGCTCAATATCGTATTCAGCGAAGTTGCTCATAAGCCTGCGCGCTTGCCAAGTTTCATGTAAATCATGCCGTCGTGAATGTTGGTATCCATTACGTCATACGTGCCGTTTGCGCCGTCTGATGCCGCTAGGACTGCGGTATCGTTTTTAGTCGGCACGGTTGACCACGAAGATAGCTTGCTGCTGATTTGCGGCCCATCTGGGTCGGTTAGCGCGCCGTCAAATATCTGTTGGTCAATCGGGTTGTCGCCAACAAGGATGCTGGTAACTGTCGTTGCGCCGATTGTCAGCGTTGGCGATGATCCGCGTGCGGCGTTAATGGCCGTCACCAGCGAATCAAATGCGTCGGTGATTTGGCTCATTTGTAAAATTAACTAATCGTGACGTTGTTTTTTGAAACTACGTTCCAATGCCCGTCTATCGAAACAAGCGTCACGCTTGCTCCTGCGTATCCGGCAAATGTAATTAGGCTTTTATGTCCACCCACAACGCCGTCCCTAATTATGCCAGTGGCGGTAATCGTATGCGCATTGGCAGTGGATGATGTTGCGACGATAGTAATTCCGTCCGTTGACGTAGTTGCCAATGTCAACGCGCAAACGCCAGCCTTGGTGATATTGACAACGCCGGATGTGATCGTGATTGCGCCGTTAGCCGATGCCGTAGCGACTGGATAAGTAATCTTTGGGGCAGCGAGATTTGGAGCGGTTCCGAATACTGCCGAGCCTGTTCCTGTTTCATCGCTGATTTCATCGGCAAAGTTTTCGCTGGTTCGCGGGCTTGTGTCAGATTCCGCGATTGAATACGTCAATTCTCCCTCGCTGGAAAGAATCTCGTATTGTCGCGGAGTCGGGAACGGCCCGATTACCGTAGTTGTCGAGGCGGCAATGTCGGCGGCGGCGTAAGTTGTCGCGCTGCCGCTTCGCGCCAACCTGCGGACGCTGCCGTTGCTGGCAGCGTCCGCGATGATGGTTAGGGTGTAGCCCGCTGGAAGTTGATTGCGCGGAGCTTGCATGGTCGTTGATTAACCAACGATGATTGCGAGATGTTCGGGCTTGATGACCGTGACGCCCCAGCAAGCGGCAACCTCGTAGTGAACCATGCGGTCGCCGGGATACATGGAAAGCTCAAACGAGATTCCGCTAACGGGGTCGGTGATAACTTGACGGTCAGTTGCCAAGTCGCCGGACACGCTTGCGGGAAGGCGAGTGGACAGGAGGATTGCGTTGCGGCTGAAAGCCGTGTTGCGGGCGCTGGTTCCAAAGACGGTAATCGCCTTTGTTGCCGCGCTCATTGCAACGCGCAGGCCGGGTTCAGCAAGAACGATGGTTCCGCCCGCTGAAACGTCTGCGTTGCCAGTTGAGACTACGTATTTGTTGCTGTCTCCAGCAAATGTAAGAATGTCGCCAGCAACAATTGTTCCTGTGCCAGCAGCGGCCAAAGTCAACGTGGTTGCGCCGACTGCGTAACCTGCTGAGTTTGTGGTCGCGCTTGCGGCAGTGCCCTTTGTGGTGCTCTGAATCTGCGCGGATTCGCGGAGATTAAAGCCGAAAAGGTTGCCGAGCAAACCTTGACGCAACAGACTTCCGCCGTCGCCAGCTTCGTTCACTTTGTAAAGGTTGCTTGTCGAACGGAGAGCAACGCCAGCGGAGGTGTCAAAAACACTGGTGCGATCCGTTGAAGGCGCGCCGTTGTCGTCGAGAATCTTTTTGGCCTGCGCCCAATCAGTGAGAACGGGAGCCGTGCCAGCGGTTGCGCCGAAAGCGCGGGATGCGCCATTTTTAGCTGCAACTGCAATGTCAACTTCCATTTCATTAACGCAAGCGCGGATTGCTTGGGCAATCTGCTGCTCGTTGATGGAGAGATAGCCGGGGCCTGAATCCATCGCTTTGCGCTCTTCGTTCTGCCAAGAGAACGGGAAAGCGCGTTGCTTAGTTAGCGAGTGCGATTTGCTGCCAATGGTTTGATAGGCGGCAGTTGGGAACGCCATTGCGGGCGTAATGTCTTTGCCAGCCGAGTTGACGGGCGCTTGCGGGATGTAGATCGTTTGACCAACGGCGAGCATTTCGGCGCTAGGGTCAAGTTGAACGGATGGGATGAAGCCAACCAGTTCACGCGACACAACATTAAGTGCGCGGTAAGCGGAAGGAATCAGGTTAGTAAGCGTATTAGGCATTTGAGTTAGTTATTTAAGAGTTGTGTGAGTAAGCCTGAACTGGATTGGTTAGTCTTTGATTCGCCCGCCCGCCGCGCAATGTGCCGATTGTTCGGCGG